TGTTGACGATTGTTGTTGACACGTTTGGAAAAAGAATCAATAAATGGTTTCAACAGCAACAACGAAGGAAAAACACACAAACCAGACATCGCAAGTTTCATATCAAAACAGGGGACGCTCAATGGGGAACGTACAAGGGTCGAATTCGCTCTGCTTCAAACGAAGCATTCTAATCACACCTAACAAGATTAAACCCAACCTACCTAGAGCCAAGCGTACAGACGATAGCCAGACCTTAACGTGGCGACCATACCAAACCGAAAGCACCTAGTCAGTTCAAGGTGTGGCAGAAGCAGTGGCGATAAGTCCTAGGTTTGGGTTTAACACAGTTTACGCTGTGATGATATCTAAGCAGCTTAGGTATCTTTAGAGCGTAACCAATCAATCAAATAAGGAAACGAAACAATGGAAAACACAATATACAAATATGATGAAATTAAGAGCCACTATGTAGACTTTTTAAGTGAGCAAGATGAAGACTGGATTCAAGAAAATAAAGACGATCTACACCACCACGCCTTCAATGTAGACTACTATATTATTGGCTCATACAAGGCGACTCAATGGTTAGGTGAAGAAGTCTTTAACGTAATCAACATAATAAAAGACTATGAAATGCAAAACTTCGGTGAAGTCTATACTGATTTTTCTTCACCTGAAAAGGTGGTGAATATGTACGCCTATATCATAGGTGAGCAAGTCGTAAATGAAGTTTCAACAGATTAAGAAAGGTAACAAATGACTAAATTAAAAACAGTAAAACACGAATTTCATGCACCATATGTGCAGCCTATGTATTTAACAGAATATAAAGGCAAAAAATTTAAGATACAAAAAAGGGAATTGCCTTCCACTGAGTGGGATTTATTAGTGCAAGATTTAGAAGATACTTGGCAATGTGATTATGAATTTTATCACTGGGTGGAAACCTATCCAACAAAAAGACATTGTTTAGATGCTGTGATTAGCTTTGTTGATCATGGCGAAACTTGGTAAATGAAATCAAATAAGGAAGGCAGCAATTAAGCTGCCTTTCAAACTTAATAGAAAGGTGAACTAATGAATAATGAAGAAAGATATTTTGATCAGCTTGTGAAGGCTCAATTTGAAATAGGAAAGTCACAAGCAAAAATTGAGCTTCTTGAAGACAAGCTTAAAAGACTTTTTGAATTGTCAGGCTTAACAGAAGAAGACCTTACAATGGATTATATTAATCAAAAAATGAACAAACAAAATCAATAGAAAGGTGAACTAATGAAATACGATGAATTAATTGAAAAATTAATGGATACTTGTTCCTCTCTTGGAAAAGCTAAATCAGAAATTAATTTTCTCGAAAACAAAATTAAAAAGTTTGTTGAATTATCAGGCTTAAGCGAGCAGCAAATTGAAGATGAAGTTATAGGAGATCAAATTAATGCTTCAATCGAAGAAATGAATAAACAAGATCAATAATAAAAAACTAATAGAAGGAAAACAAACAATGGTTAAAAGACAGAAAAAAGATGTGTATCAAGTAATAACAAATCAAGTATTAGAAGCCTTAGATTATGCCAAGGCTAACAATATCAAGTTAAACTGGACTAAATCTTGGAAGTCAGGCAAAGCAATATCTAGACCTTTACGATCTGTTCCATTTGGTACGCCTTACAAAGGCATTAATGCCTTGCTGCTTCTTATGTCAGCAAGTATTAACGGCTTCGACTCCCCTTACTTCATGACATATAAACAAGCGCAAGAAATAACTGGACTAAAAAAACCAGTTATAACAGGTTCTAAAGGAACTATGGTTGTCTTCTATAAGCAGCTCACAAGAGAAGAAAAGACAACCGACTCTAATGGTGTTGAAACTGTACAAGAAGTTGGCATTCCTATGCTTAGAACTTTTACAGTGTTTAATGCTTGCCAAGTTGAAGGCTTACCAGAAAAGTTTTTTCCAAGTAAGCAAGATGAAAAAGAACTAGATCAAAATCAAGATAGCAAGATTGATTATGTTGAAGAGTTCTTTAGCAACCAAGGTGCGAAGGAATTTGAAAGTAATGGTGGCGCATTCTATAGACCTTCCGATGACTCAATACATATGCCTAAGTTTGAGAGATTTTCTAGTAGTTCGGCTGCGTATTCAGTTAGGTCACATGAGTTTATGCACTGGACTGGCTCAGATCATAGGCTCAAGCGTGGTTTAAGCGCATATGATAGACCTTCGTATGCTTTTGAGGAATTAGTAGCTGAACTTGGAGCAGCCTTCCTGATGTCCGATTTTGGACTACTACAAGAGCCAAGTGAAGACACTATAGCGTATCTTGATAGTTGGTCTAAGTGCCTGAAGGAAAACAAGAAAGCCATATTTAAGGCTTGCACTTTAGCAAGCCAAGGTGTGGACTTCATGCACGATCTAAACGAAAAAGCAAATAATAACAAGGCAGCTTAACGGCTGCCTTACAACCAAGAAAGGAAAATAAAATGACAAATATTAAATTTACTCAAGAGGATGCCGAATTTTTGGTTGATTGGTTTAACTTTGTTAATTCTAAATCTTTTGGAACACTGTCAAAAGCTTTCAAAGAGGAGGTTATCAAAGCAGATATTATAAGAGGAAACTTAACTCAATTGATGATTGACAATTCAAAATGGAGAATAAAAAGAAAATACCATAAAGGAAAATTTAGTAAAGCAACGATAGAGGAGGTGAAACAAAATGTCTAAACTAGAATTTGCAGCAAGGTTGCTAATGATACTTATGGGTGTTGTTAGCTTAATGATTGTGTTTGTTATGGCAGACTCAATGGATAGTACAGCAATGGAAGGACTGTTTACAGTTGATAGATTAAAGGACTCAGTGTGTGCAGTAATGGGAATAATATTTTTTATTAACTCAGGCTTCTTCTTTTTACTAGCCATTCCAAAAACTAATTAACAAAGGAAAATCAAATGAATGAATTTTATAACTATGTGTTTTCGTTTTATAACGAAGTAGATGGCATCTATCCTATCGATGGTTTAACCAAGGATATGATTGTAAAAGCTACAAACAAATATCTTACATCACAAAAAGAAAATTACACTTGGGGTGATGGTGACTCCTTAGATAGAGAAAGAGTCAGGGATATAATTATTGAAGATAACGAATTAGTTTTTCAGCATTAAATAGAAAGGAAAAAGAACAATGGAAAAATCAAGATTTGTTAAACTAAATCAAGCAATAGAAAGAGATTTCGAAACTTTAAGAGAAGCCACTGTAGCAAGTATAAGAAAAGAACTTCATCTACATGGCAAATATTATGGGTTTCGTGGCATATCTGACGAGCAGCTTTACGAACTAACAAAGCTATTGCGTAAAACATTTAGAGAAGAACAAGCAAAACTTTAATCAACTAAACTAAGGAAAATCAAATGTCTAAAAACATATCAAAAACATTTTTTAAAATAGGTGAGAGATACGAAGATTGTAAAGAGTGTGGCGAGGTTACTTATACAAGTATTGAATATGTAACCAACTCAAAAGTTGAGTGCATGAGCTATGTTTACGATAGAGAGTGCTTTGAATGTGGAGAGCTTGCATACGCTGAGAATGGTTTCTTGTATAAAGATGAATTGTATTGTCAGGACTGTTGTCCTGAAGGATATGGAGAATAATCAAATGAACCAACAAGAAATAAAAGAAGCGTTTGAATACGCAAGTGAAGAGATACTTCAAGGCTATATGCTTATGAGTAAAGACAATGGCTATCTACACTTTAAACATAAGCTAACAAGAGAGTATATAAGGATACCAACCAAGGAGAGCTTGTATCCAAAAACTAACCCAACAAAAGAAAGGAAAATCAAATGGAAAAACATAACTGTCTAGATCATCTTGAATGGTTTGAAGAAGAGGTTCCGAATGGTGACAACGATATGTATGTCCATTCTGGATATGTCTGTGAAGTTTGTGGAGAATATCCTGACACACATGAGATCAAAAAACATTTTAAATTGAAGGAAGCAAAAGAAAAACTTTCTTCTCTCTATGATCTGGTCAGTGAATATTTTCCAGATACAGCATCAGCTATATCGATGGCTGAGGATACACTTCTAAAAGAAAATAAATAATAACAACAAAGGAAAATCAAATGATTACATTTAAAAATGAGCTGCCAATGAACCATGAAAAGTCTATAGAACATATCGTTTCTATCTGGTCTATGGATATGTATGAGCATGATGAAGAGATGGGTATAGTTAAGCCTAATCTTGATTACTGTACTGAAATATCGTGGAACTCTATAGAAGAACACTTAAAATCTGAGGGTTTGGAAATGGAGTGTAATTAACTATGTTGACATTTGTTCATTTATCACTATAATAAATGTTGAACATAGTTTAACGACTCGTGTTCGTTTGCTTTTTGAAATCGCTATAAATTAGTCGTAGTCATTCAAGGCGATGATCGACATTTACAATTAACAAGAAGGCAGCAATGGTTATTGTTGCCTTCATATAACATTGAAGGAAAATCGAATGAGAAAACACAAAATAAAAACACCAAGAAAACAAGGCAGACCCATAGGAAAGAAATGGGATAAGGCTAAGTTATTTCTTATGAGATACTGTCCAGATACTCTTGGAGGGGATCATAGAAGCATATGGGCAATCGTAGGGCATAAGTGGGTATACTGTTCCACTAAGCAGCTATGCAAGTCTGGTGGCAATGCTAAGGCTACTCTATCTCGACAAGCATGGGATAAACTTGTTTCATCGAAGGGTAACAAAGATATAAGGATTTTGTCATGAAAGGTGGTGACTTCGAATGCTTAGGCAATGTTAAGCTACCTGATGACTGGGCAGCCAACAGAGTCGAAACCTTAGTCAAGATGTTTCAAGACCAAGGCGAAACTATATCTGATGAAAGACGAGAAATACTTTACGAGGAATCTTTGAGAGCAGCACATATTGAAGAACAAGCTGAGATATGGAAAAACAGTTTGTTCACTGTGCTGCTTTACAAGGGTAAGTATGCAGATGAAATGGTACACCACCCTGATATCCAAGGTAAGTGTGCATGGTTATCTATCAAAAGAAACGACAAGAGCGACAGAATCTTTTGGCATGAAAAGATGAAGATGGTTCAGTTACTTCTTGGCAGAGATTGGTTGGGGATAGAAATCTATCCACCTTACAAATTCACTGTTGATACAGCTAACCAATATCATATCATTTGTATACCACCTGATTATGTTGATGGCTTCCCTTTTGGTTGGAAGCACAGAGAGATCAACGACATTGACAGTAAAGGTGGCTTTGGAAAGTTAGGTCAGAAGTATAGAGGTAACTAGTGAGTAAACAGATGGAGTTCATATTTCCTGAAGAGTTTGATACTCTTGGGTTAGATCAAGAAAACTATCTGTTATATTTATGGCTGCTTTTAGATGAAGAAGAAACCACTGACAACCAAAGTGATCAACCAAAAACCTGATAACAGGTTGAAGGTGGTTTCTAACCAAAGGCTACACAGAGAGTGGCTAACAAAACAAATCAATAAAGAACTAAAAGAAAAGGAAAATCAAAATGGTAAAACTTGATGTTAATAGAAGTGATTTAGATCACGCAGTGTCTACTATGAAGGATTTAAGAAGGATAGCTGATTTTGTTAAAGTGCAGATATCAGGTGACATGGTAAACGTAAAACTTAAACACTTGCCTAATTCTGTAGATGAAGAGTTTCAGATCACCTACAAAAGAGGATACACAAGCGTGGGTGAATCTATCGATAACGTAATTAATTTCTTGGAGGGATTGGAATGAGTAAAGACAAAAAGTTTAGAGTAGCAATAGCCTATGAAGAGGGTTTTGTTATAGAGATCGGAGCTGACTCAAAAGAAGAAGCTGAGGAAAAAGCTGTTAAGATGACTGGAGATTATGCTGCCGTTTCTTTTGATAATGGCACAATTACTGACACAGTTCACAGAGATTATTTTACTGTGCAAGCTGATTTGATGGAGCAATAATCATGAACAAGAAAAAGGATTTCACAGCCGAAACATTGTTTTGGTTGTGGCATAATAAGTGTCCACTGAATGAGTGGTCAGTTAAAACAGAAGATGTAAACGATGATGGCAAAAGAGTTGTCAAAGTTGAATACGTTATTCCTAATACCAAGGATTACGTTAAAGACATAAAGAAACAAGTCGATGACAAACTACAAGCTATCATGAAAGGTGGGCATTTTTCTGATGATGGCTGAAGCTCTGATGTGTCTTGCTCTTAACGTATATTTCGAAGCTAGGAGCGAGAACATGGCATCACAAATGGCAGTATCGTTAGTTGTGATGAATAGAGTCGAAGACCATAGGTTTCCCAATACAGTTTGTGGAGTCGTCAAGCAAGGACTTAGATATAAGAACGACAAAGTTGTTTTGGGGAAATGCCAGTTCAGTTGGTACTGTGATGGCAAGCCTGATAGACCTAAGAATAAACAGGCATGGTTGAAGGCACAACAAGTAGCGTCAATAGTTTTAGATGGCAGCATGGTTGATTTCACTGAGGGATCAACCCACTACCATGCACACTATGTCTATCCCTCGTGGCGCAAAACAAAAACAAAAGTGGCTAGGATAGACAGCCATATATTCTACAGATGGGAGCAGTAACATGAATCAAGAATGGGCAGATTTTGGCATTACCTTATGGATAGTAATAATGTTTCTGGTGGTTATGCCTATGGTACTGGAATGGCTATGGCTATTCTATAAAACAATAATTGGAAAGGAAAATCATGAACGAACTACAAGAAAGAATTGATGATCTCAATGTCTTGATAAAACAAATCAATAACAAGGAGAGAGATTATCTTCATCGATGGAGTGATGTTGATGAAGCAGCCACTATCATTCAAGGTCTTATATCAATGATCAAGCTAGATGTATTAGAGCTAGTCGTAAAGTATAAGGTTGATATGAAGACCTTAGACATAGCTATGGAAGAGCATCACTTATCATCAGGTAAGAATATAAAATATATCTTTAACCCAAACATAAAAAAAGAAGGAAAGTAAATTATGATTATAGATTTTAAAAACCACAAGCCTGCGATTGTAAAACTTACAAAGACAATGTTAGACAAGGCTATCATTGATGCAAACACAAGTATCAGAGAGTTTTCTAAACTTGTTGGCGTAGATTTTAACGATATGAAGTCAGGCGATAAGGCACAGATATGTGCTGAGTTTCTTGATGGCACTAAGACACTTCTAAGTTTCTATCGAACAAGAAACGATAGAGGTGATAGACGTTTCTCTATCAAGGGAATCAAATCACAAGCAGCCGTTGATGACACCATAGCTATAACCTTTAAACACAAGGATAATGGTGACATGGTGTTGGTTGTTAACGTGACTAAAAACCAAGAATATAAACATTTATTAGAAGGAAAATAAATTATGCGACCTGAACTAAAACCAAAAGAGGACTATGATAGTCTGAAGTTATCGCCTACCGACATTGTTAGATTTATTAAAATGAGAGCAATGGAGTTGGCTTACAAGGAAATGCAAACCAACATTGATTATTATGGTGGGCGTGTTGAACTTGAAGTCTTAGGCAAAAATCTCATGGGTAAATATAACGAAACTGAGATGCGTAAAATTAAAGAGTTTATTGGTAAAGAGTATGAGAAAGCTCAGGATAATCTTTTCGACAAGGGAACACGCATTGTTCCTGAGTCTTTACCCTACATTGAACTGGAGAGAATATGAAAGTAGATAGCAGCATGGAACATATAAAGTTCCTACTGGATAACATGGATTTACACGAAACATACATGAATGATCCAAGAGATTATGTTAAAGCTTTTGAAAAGATAGTTCTTGGTCTTAAACCAATAGTTAAGAGCAAGGATATCGAACCACAGGACTTTGTTATAGCTCTTACATTGTACTCTATTGAGATGATGTTTATGTATGCGCCTAAAAAGAATGTTGCTCTCTATACCCTACTCGATATGATCAAAGCCAAGTTGGATATGATACGCATTGAGGAAGGAACAGAGAAAGACATTGATGGCGAAGCTTAAAGATGTTAACTCTGGGAACAATCAAATCATGATTACTTCATAGTTTGATTTTCCTTCAACTTGAGGTGGGGAAACTCACCTCTTTTTTTTAGGAACAATCATGAAACCATGTATACGATCAGGCTATTGCTGCAAGGTAGCACCATGCGCCTTTGGTGAGGTAACAAGTCCTGAGAACCCTTCATGTCGATTTCTAGGTGGGTCTAAGCCTGGTAGCCACTTCTGTACCAAATACGACCAGATAGTCCTAGAATCGCCTGAGAATGGAGCTGAGATCAGTCCTGCCTTTGGTTCAGGCTGTTGCAGTCCACTAAACTCTGATAGAATTAATTTGTTAATGGAATAGCCACTGTTTTTTTCGATATTAGTTTTCACAGTGGTTTACCTAAGTAGTGAGAGGGTTTCGTTTCATAACACGATTAATCCACTACAGCGAGAGCAATCTAATCCTTTCTTTTGTGATCTCGTCATTTGAAGGAATGTAAATCTCTAGTCCTCTCTATTACAGTAGAGAGGCACTCTTACAGTACCATATAGAATACGCATGGTATCATGAGAGATACACTAGTGTATCCCATGTGATACCAATAATTTTAAGAAGAGAGAACAAACTAAAAACACTGAAAGGAGGTGATAAAATAGACCTTTTCGTAATAGATTACAAAACCAAAACAATCAGAGAATTTAAGAATAACTTTGATGTTTGTGACTTCTTGAACGATATGCAAGGAGACAAAAAGAACTACGAAGAGAAAAGATACCTTTTTGCGCCTAGTGAAGAGGCAGCCTTTTTCGTTCTTACTGGTGGCGAGGAACTACCAAAAACAGAACACTAGTTCTACTTATAAAAAAAGGGGGGAATGAGTCCCCCCTTTAGTTAATAAAGCAAAACAAAGGGCGAGGTAACGCCTTTGGTATACACTATATGTAGCAGTAGTAGTTTAAAAAGGCAAGTCATCGTCATCTTTATATGGCATCTTGATCTTTTTAGGTTCCACTATTGTAGGCTTGATAATCTTTGGTTCGACATATTCGTTGTAATGACTTGTATCAGTATCAAAAGATAGTTCTGTTGAGCCTTGTTTACCTATCCAGTTAAAACGCATCTTCCATATGATTATCTGGGTTACATCATCTAAGTCTGGTCTTGGTCTATGCACTGTCATTCCACAGTCCGACTTACTAAACCATGCTGATGATCCTGATATATCGTAACCTTTGGGTGGTGGTACTTTACCAGTGCTATCACGCATCATTTTAGTTGGGTGAGCTACAAACCAAACGTGAACACCATAAGACTGAGCAAACACTCTTAGTCTTGTTAACATATCGGAGATGTAATCTGTTTCTGACATATTGTTAGCCTTGGTTATATAGTTGTATGGATCGATAACCACACCACGAATACCATAGCGCATGACGGATACTCGAAGTCTTTCGATGATGCTATCAAGGCTAGTCAGGCTGCCATCACGTTGATACAAGAAAGAAAAGTGTTCAGATACAAAGTCTTTACCTTTCTGTAATTCCTCTTGGCTCATTCTTGGCTTCTCACCTTCATAGAAAGGCTTGCCGATATACTTCGATATAAGTTTGGCTATATGCACCTTCGGTTCGTTCTCGAAGCTACAGATGGAGAACTTCCAATCAAACTCTCTTGCCATGTTCATCATGACGGAATCAATAAACTCAGACTTACCTGATGAAGGGTGTCCTGTAACAATAGTGAGCTGTCCTTCAACGATGCTGTAGTATTCATCAACACTGGGATAGCCTGTGCTTTTGCCTTTACCAAATCCCTTGGCGTATATCTCATTCACTTCTTCATAGAAGTCTGATGGACTATACAAGCCTGCGACTGGATAAGGTTGAGCATTATCGACAATATTTTTAAGAAGGTCTTTGCCATGCTGCACAATAACATCATTAGCGTCTTTGCAGCCTTCAGGATATTCTAACTTCCAACATTTATCTTTGCCAATACGCCTAGCCATTTCTTCAGCCATAGCTATGCCTGCCGAATCATTATCAGTGGCTATGATGACCTTCTCTGCGTTCTCTATGATGTCCTTGGCGTTCCAGATAAAACGAAACTTGTTATCGTCTGATGGATCGATACGACCATCTGTTACCTTCATGATAGCACCATGAGGAACTGAGCATACATTGTCTACAGATGCCTCTATAAAAGCGCAGCAATCCATCTCACCTTCACATATTATTAAAGGCTCTTCAGGATTTATGTTATCGATGTTAAAGAAGGTTTTAGGTGATCCATCACAAGCAAAACCTTTCTCGCTGATAGACCTGATTTTAGACGCATACTTGTGACCATTCGATTGATAAGGAAACGTAATACATTCGGTTCTTGATCCTACACTTTGTATGTAATTGTGTGTTGTTTTTATGCCTAACTTTTCTGCTGTTTGCTCTGTTATTCCTCTTGATTTTAACCACTCTAAACCTTTATCAGACAATGGCTGCACATCATTCAACCTAACCAACTCCATACCGAATACCTCTCCTTTATTATCGAATCTTTTTGCACCTGAAGTGCCACAGTGATGACACATATATACGAATTTATCTGCTGTAATATTAACAGATAATGTCTTTAAATTTTTCTTTTTTCTATTTTGACACTCTATACTTGGGCAATGCAGTTTATACTGTCCTATACTATACCCATGTATCGTGTCGAGAATACTTTCTACGTTCACGATTCACCTCATTTGTTTTGCTCAGACCAGAATAGTAAATAATTTTTTTCTGGTCAACTTAGAAAAACACAGTACAATACATGGTATACCATGTTACATGATATACCTATTATAATGATATACTACTTGGTATACCATGACTATCAAATGGTGTCAGCCGTATGATAGCTCTTGGGTTCTCCTTGTCTAATCCCCAATAGATTGTTTTCTTTTTGACTTGCCTATCATTTTTATACACAAGACCTTGAAGGCAATCCAAGATTAAACTCTCGTCTAAGTCTGGTCTTCTCGAAGCATAGTAGATCATGATATCTATAGCTACATCACACTCTATTATTGGATCAAGTTGTGGACATTGTTTCTTAAATCCATTGACATACGATAATGCCTTTTTAGATTTTATCGGCACTATCCTGTTATGTATCTTCACAAGTTTTCTCTGATTGGCTTTAGATGCAGGCTCTCCAAGTATCTCAAATTTTATATCAAAATTTTGTTCAACAAAATCTTGACCTTTGTTCAATAAATTCATATATTAACCTCAGAAGGAAAATCAAAATGATTACAAACAAGCATAACCTACCAGAGGCGTTTGTCAATTTCGCCCAAAAAGACACCTATTCCAAAGGTGCTGCTGATATATCGGTTACAAGTCTTATTGATTCGCCACGAGTTCGCATGATGAAAGATCATTACAAGAACGAGATATCGTTTGATGTTATCGATAATATATGGGCATTGTTTGGTACAGCAGTGCATCACATATTAGAAAGTGCCAAATCAGAAACCCTGATAAAAGAGGAACGTCTATTTGTCGATATCGATGGTTGGACATTATCAGGTGCTATCGATCAGCAAGAAGTTGATGATGATGGCATTAACATTATTGACTACAAAGTTACTTCGGTATGGTCAGTGATATACGACAAATCATCATGGCATGAGCAGTTGAATTGTTATGCTCACCTAATAGAGATGAACAAAGATAAACCTGTGAAGAGCCTGAAGATATGCGCCATACTTAGAGATTGGCAACAACGTGATGCCAGAAATAAAGATAACTATCCACAAGCTCCTATCGTGTTAGTCGATATACCTTTATGGTCTTTCGCTGAGAGAGATGTCTATGTTCGATCTCGCATGGCTTTACATAAAGCAGCAAGCGATATGGCAAACTTAACACGACAAACCATAGAGCCTTTGGATAAGAAGTTCACACCTTACGATGTGGAGCTACCAGTTGATGCGTACTTCCCACAGTGTTCCGATGAAGAGCGATGGACACAACCTGAGAAGTGGGCAATCATGCTGAAGGGTAGAAAGAAAGCAGCCAAGCTATGCGAAACAAAAGAACAAGCAGAGCATATTATGGCTACAGAAGACTTCAAAGGTAAACCTTATCTTGAACATAGGAAAGGGGAACCTAAGAGGTGTACTGGCAACTATTGTTCAGTTGCCGATATATGTCATCAATGGAAAGAAGAAAGGGAGGCAGCAAATGGGTGATGACGATAAAGACTTTGAGGAACGATTTGCTTTGAAGGTTAAGCCTGATACACGCATAAAGCAAATTAGGTATCTCAAGCCAGAGGTTGCACGAAAACTTAAAGCAATCAAAAGGGATATGAAGAATGGTATTATATCCCCAGATCAATTTAACAATAAAAAACAAAAGCAAAACAAGGAGAAAAAACATGACAGATAATCCTGCATGGAGTCAGCTAAAAAAAATAGACGTTGAAAAAGAAAAGATGGTCAAACAGAAAGGTAAGTATTCTTACATTTCATGGGCGATGGCGTGGAGTGCATTGTGCGATATCTATCCAGATTCCACATTCGAAAAGCATTGCAATGAACAAGGGTTTCCTTACTTTAAGGATGAACAAGGCTATTGTTTTACCAAGGTTACTGTGACTGTAAAAGGCAAGTCTGTGACAGAGATGTTACCTGTTCTTAATAATTATAACAAGCCTATCAAAAACCCAGATAGCATGGATGTTAATACTTCTTTACAGAGATGTCTGGCAAAAGCTGTAGCTCTGCATGGTCTAGGCGTTCACGTTTATTCTGGTGAAGATATAGCAGAAATACCTGATAATCTTGGTGAAGAAGAAAAAGGCACTGAGGCTAAAACCATCAAGCCAACAGAAATAAAAGATAAAGAGCCTAAAAAAGATGAACAAGTGGAGGAAGAAGAGGAAGTTAACGCCACTTTAGATGTGTTTTTAAAGATTATTAATGATGCGAAAAAGTTTAAAGATATTGATGCTTCATTTCAAACAAATAAAGCAACATTAGAAAATTTAAAAATCAATGACAATGAAACTTGGCAAAAGATCAGGAGAGCTACGTTTGAAAAAAAATCAAATCTTTTGATTGAAACTTTAAACGATGAAACCAAAAGTTGGGAAAAGATATCTGAAAATATGCACACCCCTCAAATGGTAGGGTTTTTAGATGATCTCAAACAGAACGCTAATGATCTGTTAGAGAAAGTGCATGACGCAAGTGAAGCTAGAGCTAATAAGGAGAATAAAAATGGCTGATTATAAAGGCGTGAGTGGTGGACTATACACCAACAACTACAAGAGTAGTGAGAACCAACCTGACTACACAGGTGACTTAGACCTGTCAGAAGAGGTTATTGACATTATTCGACAACAAATGGAAAGCAAGGTAAACAGTAAAGGTGATCCTATTGATATGAAAGAAGGCACTGGGTTTCCTAAGATTGCTCTTGCAGCATGGGTTAGAGAGGGAAAGAAAGGTCAGTTCTTTTCTGTCAAGGCAAGTCCTATACTAACCAAGAAGAAGGAAGAAAAAGATGATATCCCCTTCTAGTATTATTGAAAGAACTGCAAAAGGATATACCAAAGCTAAATCCTATGATGTGGTTGTTGAGGTTAAGTATAGACGTACTCGAAAAGTGAAGGCTTTTGATGTGGATCAAGCAAAGGAGTTTGCTGTTCAACGTGAGAGAGACTTTGCTGAGAACCGATACAAGAAGCTAAACCATATTGATTACGCACTGACAAATGCTAGAGCTGTGAAAGTGGCTCCATCAGAAAAGCGTTCTCATAAATCACATAGAAGGGATTAGTTTAACAAATCCTCTAGGAACGATACTTCGATATCACGCATTACCATATTAGCTCTGGCTACTATGTCTTGTATGCCTTCGTTGTATCGTTCTATTAGTTTTTGTTTTCTATCTTTATCCATCTTTTCATTCTGCTGCACCTGATTACGCTGTCGCATTAATCTGTTTCGAGCATTATCAAGACTCTTAATCTGACCTGCAATCTTCAGTTCATCTTTAAATTTATTCTGTGCTTTCTTATAGCCTTCTCTATCGCCTTGCTTGGCTGTTCTTTTTAGTTCATTCAAGGCTGTAAGAACTCTATCCCTCTTCTTAACAAACGCACCAACATCTTCTCGCTCTGATACGGAGTATACAAACTTACGAGCTACAGGAAGTCGTCTTACATTATCTTCTGTAAATCCTTTTTGTAGTAATCCATCAGGATCACCAACAACAGCACCAACTGCCAAGTCTCCCACGTTGTTTACAAACCTTCCCAAACCACCAACAGTGTATTCAATCCAGAAGTCCATGATAGCAGGGTTGACATCGATAACACCAGATACACCCTTACTTCCCCCTGTAATCTCATTTAAGAACTCTGTGATGCCCTTTGATAGGTTTGTGGTACTATTCCAGTACAACTGGCTATCAGGCTTTCCTATGCCAAACTGAGATGGCTCTTTGTATATCGGTCTACCTGCATAGTCATAGTTCTGTGCTATGCTGATAAACGGATCGGCTACAGTTGGCATAACAAAGTTTAGGAAACTCTCAGTGCCACCAAACGGATTTATGATTTCGTATAGTGTGCCTTCCATACTGTTTGCTGCTTGTCCTGCTGTATATCCACCTCTACTCCATCGGCTTAAAGAACGACCTGTGTTCATAGCCATGTTAAATCCATATGGGAATGGTATGCTGATAACTGATCTATCAGTGATCTCAAGAAGATCAGGGAGTATAAGGTTATGCTCTAGTACATAGTCTGGTATCTTGTCGTATACGAGATTACCATCTTCATCTTCATCAGAGAAAGCAGCCATCAACTGGTCTTGCATTAGACCATAGGCTATAAGACCTGCCCACATAGCTCTAACTTTCTTTGATCGTGTAGCAGCTTGTAATGCTGCGAATGTGCCTTGTATAGAAGCATTGTAGAAGAGATAAAAAGAGTTTATGAACCGACCTATCTCACCAGTCTTGGCAAAGTTCACTGTTACGTTTCTAGCTGCTTGTGCTGCTCTTTCTTTTGAGAATCCCTTTTGTCTTAGGGTTTTATATGTAGCCACACGCATAGCGTTTTCAGCAACTACGTTTGTGTTTTCTAAGAAGCTACCAAGTTTCTTAAAACTATTTATCACAGGGTTTTTAGATATATTACCTACAGTATTGCGTATATCAGACACTTGATCAGCAAGAGTTGTAACCTGATTAAGAATGTTTTGACCACCTGCTTCGACAAACTCCAGATACATCTTGGCATCTTCAGAGGTTGTATCATTGTTAAACACGGCTCTCTTGATACCTCTCATGGCAGAAGGCACGTTCTTTATAAGATCACGCTGTACATTTGGCACATCGTACTGAGCTATGTTTATCGATGCTGTAATAAGGTCACGAGAGAAGTTAGGTATGATAAACGCAGGGTTATAGCTTGTATTCACAGATGCTAAGAATCTGTTTATTCTTGCTGCACCTCTGACCACACCTGCACTGTTTGTTGGTGAGAACACGCCATCACCTCGTAGAGCCTTTGCTATCCTTGGGTCTGTAAACTGTATAGCAACTTCTTCTACAACCTTGTTGGTTTCTGTGGACTTCTCTGGATCAAATCTCTTTACAATCAATACACTTGGATCGTTAGCTATCTCTTGTGGTGTCTGTGGTCTGCTGCTTATAACCCCTGTTCGACCATCTACAGCTCTTACAACTGGTGTCACTTCCATAACTTCAGCGTATTCCTGTACAGCTACACCACCTTCTTCAATAAGTTTTAGCATAGACAAACCAATCTTATTATGTTCGGCTCTTCGTATAGCTGACATATTCTGGGATATAAGATTGCCAACAATATCTGTTGCATACTTGCTACGCCCTGTAATTCTTGGGTCTTCTCTTCCCTTTGTTTGTCTTGGCTTTCTGTTGACTATCTCTGTTGTTTCATCACCATCATCAAGAGAACCACGAAGAGGAACATAGTTAGGAAATGTTTCTTTCTTTCTTCCAGTCTCAGGGTCTATTTCTATATCGAATATCGGTGACAACTGACCTTCTTGTCGTACATTATTAGTATTATCGACAATACCTCTTACCTGACTATCAAGCTGTCGAACCTTTCTAATGTTTCTATATCCCTCGAACCAGTTAAGTATGGCTTGTGATTCTTGGTTAGTCATACCAGAACCATTCTCTATAGAATCGATTTTACTTTTCTCGCTGCTTGTCTTTTCTAATACATACGCATTTCTTTCTTGAGCGTGTTTAGCGTAGAGATAGCTTTCAAAGAACGCCATCTTCTTGTTCTTGCCTGCCTTTATTTGTTCATCAAGAAAACTTGTTCTTGTGGGGTTATCTCTCTTTGATACAGCTATAACATTACTTATGTCAGTATCGGTAACATCTAGTCCATCTATACCTATGTTAAGAGGATCAAACCTTTGCTCTTTGTTATTCTTTATGAGATTACCTGCAATACCATGAGAGTTTACTTCTTTCATGTATGGATCGAAGGCTTCTTTTATTGTTAGACCTTTGGCTCTCAGCTCATCTAACATAATCCCTACAGGTATCATGCTGTCTTGGAACTTCCTGACAAATGATTCGGCTAACTCTCTTGATTTCTGCTTTGATGCAAATCCTAACGTACCACCTCGTATAATCTTTTCGATAAACTGTAGAGAATCAGTGTAAGTGATGTCATTCCCTGCTTCGGTTGTTATATCACCAAATGTAGGCTGAGTGCCTGTAGGAACGGCACTGAAGCGTTTTATGCTTCTCTTGGCAGTTTCCTGTGGAAAAGCAGTTCGCACCGTGTACATGGCTCTCCTTGTCTCTGTAGGAGCCTGATACATAAGTGATAGCTTTATGGGTGGGTACTTCTTGGGTCTATTGTTTGCCCATGTGATATCAAAGTCATTACCTCGTGTTGATGGCTCTATGACTATAGTACCAGGTTGACCATTACCATACTCTTGCTCGACCATCTTTCTAAGCATGGTGTATATAACCCTGTCTGGCTCTTGCTTTGTAGCTTCTCGAAGCTCTATGTCATGACCACGACTTGTAATGTGCCATGCACCATAACCACCCTCACGACCATCTTCTAATACAACATTATCACCTTCCTTGAAGGTAATCGGTATAACATTACCATTTGTCTCTCTTACATATCCATAGGCATATCTCAGCATACTCTCACTTAGCTGCCTCTTGTAGGTGTCAGGAGCCTTGGTAAAATCTATGGGTATCTCTCGCATAATCTCAGGATCAGCAGGCTTAACTGCTCTTCGAGAGTATTTAACTCTTGGTGTTACAACCTGTTTCTCCATGCTATCCATGACATTAGATAGCTTCTCCATGTCTTCTTGTGGAGCGATGTCAAATAATGTTGGTGTATCTGGAACTATGTCATCTCTTATAGCTCTTGCTTCTTTTTTAGGAGTTACTGCATCTATTGTTTCTACATCTGAGTTTTTAACTATCTCTACACCTGCTGCGCCAAGCTCTAATGGTGTTACTGTAAAAGAGTCACCTAAAATATTTTGCACATAATCTCTTAATTCAGTTTGCTTAAATCCTTTTTGATATGTTCCTCTGCTTGTTATTACAGACATAGGCTCCTTGCCTAGCATACCTTTTACAGGTGATACTTTAGAGCCAAATATATCTCTACCTCTGGTGGTTATAATGCCTCTACCACCAACCTTCATAACCCTCCCTATCTCAGAAACAATGCCATCTCTAACATTCGGAGTTACAACATTAAGAACATTAAGATTAACAACATTGTCATAAGAGTTACTTGGTATATCAGAAGTGTCACTAAAGTCAGGGTTGAATGTTTCATCTGGGAAAGGCTCGTAGGTATCAACTTCAGCTATCGTAGAACTTAATCCCTTACCTGCTCCATAATCCAAAGTTTTACCCTCTGGCAAAATGCTAAATGCTTTTTCATAAGTTGACGTTGTTGTGGTTATCTGTGTTTTCTGAGCGTCTTCAGGCTTGATGTCCATATTAACAGGTGTTTCTTTAAACCAATCAGGAGTATCTTGAAAAACAATTCTCGATTGTTTTGTTTTCTCCTCTACATTTGGCATCTTAAAATTTTCAAACCCTGCTAGTTTCTTTAATTTCTCAGGTGATAGGTTTCTTATTACTGATAGTGACCTGTATGTTATCTCATCAGATGAATTGTATGCTTTGTTATCTATGCCTAGATCAGATAGTTTATTTGTGGCTTTTGGATCAGAAGGATTATAAGTTTTCCACTCTGCATCGCTCATTGTTAAAATAGATGTATTGCCATCTATTAAATCTCTCAATGATGCTTGTTTGCCAGTTTTTTCTGATACATTTTTTTGTGCAACAGGTGATTCTTTTGTATTGAGATACTCTCTTTCTGTGCTTCTTTCTCTCTTTCCTACTTTACCACTCTTTATGCCATCAAATATATCATCAACAGACCTAAAGCCGTTATCAGAGTGTGCCTTGAATATAGACTTAAAGAAGTCTTTAAATCGTTGTAGTAGTGTTCTTGGCTTTCCTGCAAGTTTAATCTTGCCATCCATAGCATCACGAAATAACTCAGCTATAGCCTCCTCTTCTACACCACTTTGATCTAAATCAGGATATAGCCTCTTGGCTCTATCAAGATAGGTATAGTTTCTCTTGAGAAGTTTCTTGCCATCCTTAAATACATAATTTCTTTCTGTAGCTGCCTTTACAAGAATCTTGTACTCAGAATCAGTAAACAATCCAAGACTTTTAACAGCGTGTATAACTTCATGATTTAAAACGGCTTTTAATTTTCTTTCATATTGCTGTGGAGTTAGATTAGGATCGTACAACTCCATAGCTATAGCTATAACTCTCTTGCTATCCTTTTCACTGAACTCACCTTCAACAACATAATCTTTCTGAGATAAATCTTTGCCTTGACCACCTATAGTGTTTTCAGCAACTAGAGCTACATCAGACAAACCTAGAGTGCCAAGATATTCTTTCAGTTTGTTTACGACACCATTTCTTTTTATTTTGTATAACTCTTTCTGCTTAAACTCATCCACAGCAGCTTTCTCAATATTAACTCTGGATTGATTGGCATCCATCTGATCAGTGTTGACTTGTTCTATTGTGTTTGGTGGTGGGGATATACCTCTTTGCTGTCGTGTTCTAGCCTCAACGAGACTGTCCACTCTTTTACCAAGTTTCTCTATAGCGTCTACGTTTCTGGCATTTTCTTTCTTTAGCTGATTTATCTTTCTATCTTTTGACTTAAACTTAGCCGTGTTTTTAAACACGTTCTTCTTGCCTAGCATGGGCATATCTTGCTCAACTCTGCGAATGTTTAACTCTGTTTTTTCATAGTTTTGCCTTGTATTCTCAAGAAGTTGCCTTGCTCTCTTCAGGGCGTTTTCTTGTGCATCTTCGAAGGTGTCTCTGTTTATGGTAAAAGATGATGTGTCTGTCTTAAAATCTCTTATGTTTGTTATCTTGCCATCTTTAACAAGTTTATCTGATATGCTTCTTGCTGTTTCATCAGTGACAACATTGTTTTCATCTGTCTGTTTAGCCTTAACGAGAATATCTTTTATCTTGTCGATAATAGTGTCTTTCTCTATGGAAGTGCCTGTCTCCTTGTTTTTAAGGAAGTCAGACACAGCGTTATACTGGCTTTCAGAGTGATTCTGTACAAAGTTAAGAGAATGACTGGGCAGTGTAGAAAGATTTGGTTTCAGTAGCTTCTTGTATTTTTCTGTAATGTTAGGAACAGAGGGTTCTACAAGAGCTTCTAACTCACCTATGGTGGTGTTAGGATTTCTTAAATCTATACCTTTGGCTTGTCTTTGCTGTAAGAGGATATTCTGCTCACTATCAGTTAACTCATCTTTTATTATGATTTCTCTAAAAGGAGTTTGTGATTCGGTAGCTGCCTTTGTAGTGGCTATCTTTTCTTGTGTTGGGTTCAAAGGCTGAGTGGTTAACTTGTCTTCCTCAACGCCTATCTGCAAGGGATCAGGCTCACCCAAACCTCTATCAAGGTTCTTTTTCTGTGTCTCAGCCATCTCTTTGGCTTGAAGACCCTCAGCTTCTATATCCTTGTCTAACTCTTCTTTTGCTAGAGCTGCCTTACCTTTACCTGTCAAGGCATTGGTTGTACCTCTGACTGTACCACCAACAAGACCTGCTGCTATAGCTACATCAATGTATTCCTTGATAGCATCGTCATCATCTATGGGTAGCCCTGCTTGATAGCGTTCTATAAGCTGTTGACCTATCTCTGTAGGTATCTCCGTTGCAGCACCTGCCGTGGCTCCCTTGGCTGTACGAGTAAACAATCCACCCACAGATGGAGCCAATGCTCCCTTGTTTATGCCTAGACCTAATGGTTTAAGACCCACCAAGAATTTATCAACAACTGTGTCCAAGGCAGCAGCAGGGAGAGAGTACATAAAGGCTGTACCTTCGTCTAACTCTGTTCTCTTGCCTTGCTCTATGGCTTCTTTTTGTCTCTCTCTGTGTGAGCCGTAGAAGAAAGGTATGTTAGATGCCAATGCACCAACAAGAAACCCAACCCCTGGTGCAAATGGAAGGAGAGCTTGTGTAGCCAATCCTGCACCTATGGATGTACCTAGCTGTGGTAAGTTCTGACCTAGCGTTTCACCATAGAAACTAAAGGCATCACCAACGCTACCTACATCTTGCCTTTGTGTAAAAGCCTTTTGTTTTTCTTCTATCTGTTCTTGATTTGCCTCGACAACAGACGCACCATAGTCTCGAAGACCTTCTATGCCAGTAACCTTACCAACACCTTCCAATGCACTACCATACATCTGCTGCAGCACATCTATACCAACACTAGCACCACGACCTAACGCAGTACCTGACTTATCATCAGTTGGTTCTACAGGTGCTTGTACTGGCTGTCTTTGTTGATTTATGTACTCAAGTATTCTTTGTCGTTCAGTATCGGTGGGTGTATCACCAGATATTTGAACTTGATATGGTGTGCCAGTTTGTGGGTCTTGGACAACTATAACGCCCATTTTTACTCATCAGCCAAGTTGGGTACGGTGGTTTGATTTCCTGTAAAACTAAAAGGCACATTTGCTCCTATACTTCTTAGATAAACTTCTGCTGCTGCTTTTTCTGCGAGTAAATTTTTAAGCTGTCTATCAATCTCTGCTTTAGACTCAGAGTCAGAGCCAATTTGTCTTTGAGGGTCTGTAGATAATTCAAGAAGTTTAGCTATACGCTGATTTGTGTTGTTTAAATCATCTTTAGCTTCTTTTATGCCATAAGTTCCTGATGCACCTTTATTCTTCAAAGCCTCTATCTGTTTCTTGTATAGCTGTGATTTAAGACCTAACTCACCTCTGGTCTTCTGTATACTTGCCTTGGTTGTGAGATAACTAAGCATATCCTTGTCATACTCTTTCTTGCCTTCTCTGAAGCTCTTTAGACCTCTCAGCCCACCTTCACCTAATGCACCTGCTAACGTAGGACTTTGAGATGCCAACATACCTAGACCAACTTCAGCAAGAGCAAACCACTTGTCTGACTCTCTGCCTTTCTTTCTATCGGCTCTTAGCTTGTCTATCTCTGCTTCTAACTCTGATAATGCACCACTCGTTGCTCCAAAACCACCTAATGCTCCTGCACTGTCAGAATCAGTCTTCTTTGTCTTGTCTGTCTGCATTTTATCAACGAGCTTGTCCATCTCTTCACCACCAGTGAAGTTTTCAAATGCTTGCTTAGTTCTTTCAGCTTCTTCTGCCTTAAAAGGAGAACCTCTTCCAAATCTGAATGCTTCTTTCATTTTCTCTTCGTTTTGCATTCTGTTAACGAGATCATCCATCTCTTTGCCACCACTAAATACTTCAAGAGCTTTTCTAGTTCTTTCAGCATCCTCAGCTTGTCTTACATCTGCAAATTTATCTTCCATGAGATAATCACCAACAGCCTTAAAACCCTTATCCATAGACGCAACACTACTGCCAACACCCATATCAGTCATTTGTTTTATGTCATCAGCATATGGATTTTCTGGTAATACTTTTTGAGATTTACCTAGCCGATTTACTAAATCGCTCATCTCTGCGCCACCTGTAAAGTTATCCAATGCTTTTCTCTGTGCAAGAGCGTTATTAACACCAGACATTCTTTGATCTACTGTGCCAAAAGGCTTTGCTGAAAAAAGAGGATTAACTTGTGTTAAATCTAAATCAGCGACACCCTCGACATCTTGTACCTCTGTCTTGCCATCTTGTGCTTGTGGTTTACTAAGTTGATCAACAAGCCTATTCATTTCTGCACCACCTGTAAACGTATCTAAGGCTTTTCTTTGTGCCAATCTATCATCTCCAGATAGCCTTTCTTCTACACTCCCAAATGGTTTAGCTGAGAACATACCAAGCTGTGATTTATCTATGTTTCCTTGTTCTATTGTCTTATTAGCAACATCTCTGGCTAACTCGTCATCTAATCCAAGTACAGTCTTGGCATAATTGTATATACTGGCAAATGCAGGAGGCATTGAAAAACTAGGAGCATCAGCACTTCCTATAGCACCACTTATATCAGCAAACATACCACCTTGAGCCTTAATAGGACCACCTTCATTCATGGCAAATGGCATGGCAGGCATAGCTCTTCGTGTTAGCTGACCTTTACCACCTATTCCTATCTGTCTTTGCTGTGGGGCTAGGTCTATATCAAATCTTTCCTCTGCCATGCCCTCTACTTCACCTAAAAAGTTGTCTACATCACCCCTGCTTTTGTCACTAACTCTACTCATTATATCTGAACCTAAACCACCTAAACCTCCACTGTAGCCTTGTCTAGCGATCTGTGGTAAATTTAATCTCTCATTAGGAAGAGGACGATATTCCATGTCAGTGACTTGTCTAGTTCCTAATCCTGGTCTTGGAGTAATCCTGCTTGCTAACGGTGCTGCCATTTCATTAAGCATTCTTGAACCCATAAGTAGACCACCAAAACTCATCTTCATAGGCTCTTCTTCACTTGGTAATTCTTTTGGCATCATGGCAGCTATGCCTGTATTCTCTGACATAGACGTTTGTGGAGCCATTTGCTGTGCCAACATAGATGTTTCTGGCATGGGCATACCAGAGGCTGCCACGACTTCTTCTTTTACTGTAGGTTGATCAGCCATCTTCTGCTTTTCCATGTCCTGAGACATGGTGCGTCTTCTGTTTAACTCTGAAAGAACAAGGAACTGTGGCACACTGCCAGTTGGCATCTGCATTTCTCTAAGAAGTTGCTCTTGAGAGAAGTTCTTGAGTTTGTCTTGTACCTCTAAAACATCAAGCATTAGTAACCCATTCCTTTGTACGCACCAAGAGCTGATATACCAGTTCCTATTATGTCTTTTAGTGGGTTAGTAGCTTGATATTGCACAGCCGTTCTGGATGGCTGTATCGGTATACCTCTTAAAATAGAAGAGAATAGTCCTAGTTTTTCGGCAGGATAACCTTGCTGTCTTAGGAAGTCCTGATATCCCATGTCTAGTGATGCCTGATCTCTAGCCATTTGTGCCTTACCTATTGATTCCATAAGTCTCGCTGCCTCAATATCACCTGCCCTAGCTCGTGTAGCCAATCCTGCTAGTTGTCCTGCTGCACCTAAACCAAGACGTTGTGCATCAACATCGGCAGCTCTATCAGCTTGAAACGCACTGGCAGCTTGATCAAATGCTTTCTGTCTACCTGTAGCCTCTATATCTGCCAATCTATCCAGATATTTACTTTGTGCTATACCTTGTTGTACGCCTTGCCTAGAGCCACCAAAGGCTCCTGCTGATATAGCCTGCGCTGCCCCCTTCGGTAAGGATGCCAGATAATCCTCAGTTGCACCCTCTTTTTGTCGTGCAACAACAGCATCCATATACGGAGACATATATTTGTCTACTTCTTCACCTGTAAACTGGCGTGGCTGAAAGTCTAACGACTGCTCTACTCTGCCCATAGCTTTGTCTAAACCAGGTAGACCTGCACCTACTATGTCTCTTACCTGTTGCTCTGATGTTAGTAAGTCTTGTGATGGATCAGCAAGTCTCTGACCACTATATGGCTCGTAATCTCTTTGTGATTCGGCTTCTGTTCTCTGCACAAGCCTTTCAAAATAAGGTCTTATGAAGTCAGGGAGGTTAGTTTGTACAACCTCTCTCTTTGTTTCTACTGGTGCTGATCCTTTACCCATTTAATTCCATCCTATACGCTATATAATCTGGTTTCCAACCGTATTTGTTAAGCCATCTCTTCCATGCTCTTCTGCCATAACCCTCTAGGTGTAGACAATTATTATCTCTTGCAAACTTTTCTATGGTGCGTTGAGCCTCTGGCAACCATTCTTTCATTCGTGTTCCACCAATAAAATCCATAGCCAATGCTCTACGTTCTGGGTACTCAATTACACGAGTTGTTATAACAGCTATCATTTTTTTACCATCCATAACAACCCATAACTCATAAAAACCTTCACTAATATAATCGTAAACGTCTTTTACACTTAACTTACCTTTTGCCGTTTTGACAGCAGGTTCTAAAATCTTTACTACGTCATCCCAAACAATGTCTATGACTTGTCTAGGTACAGCACTAAACATCATGCAGGTAACATCATTTCCTGTGGTACTTGCTCTGGCTGCTCCGTTTTGCCTGTACGAAGTCTTCTAACTCGTGTCATCATTTCTTCTAATTCTCTAGCTCCTGCATCAGATGAACCGTTGCCTATGCCACTAACGACATCAGCAGGAACAACAAACTCACCATCACTTAACATGACATCTTGCTCTCCTTCGAGTGTAGCAGGCACTTTATCATCCATACCATCGCCTTCACCCTCTATCATGTTGTCTTCTCTCTCATCCATCTCACCTTTGGTAACACGCTCTATAAGGTCTTCTAACGCCTCTTCACCATATTTGGCTACAAATGCACCCAAAGCTACTTCAGGGGTGTCTGACACGCCTTGTATAGCCTTTACAGCCTCATCTATGACCATATTAGCCTCCATATCACCTTCTACAGCCCCACCTTCTTGCATAGCCTTAAATCCCATGTTCTCCACCACGCTAGGCTTTTCTTTGGCTAGAGCCTTTAGCCCTGCGTTATCTTCTGGTATTTCTTTCAATTCACCACCACCTGACATTGGTTGTGGCTGAGGACTGTATTCACCTGTCATCATTTGATTGTATTCAGCCTGAGCTTGAGGAGTATCTAAAGCACCAAGAACACCAAAGCCTTTACCTGACCTACCCATTTCACCAAGAAAGTCTGTGAATTGTTTGTTACTTAGTAATCCAACTAAACCACCCATAGCCATATATCTTGGATCATTTGGGTTCATCAAGCCAACACCAAAATTAGGTGATACACCGTAATCAAACTCTGCGTCATATCCTGGTCTATATCCCTTTGGTGGTCTTCGTGTAATACGGTCTGGAACTCCTGCCTGTCTGTTCTCAAAGTCTACAGGAGCAACTGGTGGTGGTTCAGGTGGTGACATTGCTGATGCTTGACCTATAGCAGCCTGACCTAATACAGCAGGATTTGTTAATGTACCTAGACCAGTTATGGTTGGAGAAACGGTTTGAACGGCAGGTGCTGTTTTCCCCAACTCTCCTGCTTTAGCTAAAGGCTCAATGTCTAATCCTTTACCTAAAGCACCTAAAGCCTTACCTCCAAGGAAAGATGTTAACCCTGTCTCTATACCTTTACCTAAATCACCTGTCTCTGCAAATCTCCCTAATCCTGATCCTATAGCACCTGCTGTTAATGCACCTAAGCCACCTGCTAATCCTGCTCCACCTAAAGCTGAACCTGCTAATCCAAATAATAATGGGAGAACCATATAGTTATTCCTTATTCCATAACCTAATTAAATCTGTATAATATATCGTTTACCTATATACATCAAATAAAAATTTATAAAAGGAAATCATCATGAAGCAAACAAAGAAAGAAGAAATCATTGGCAAAGCACAGTCTATCGTAGGCAAGCGTGGCGATAGCTATGGTACGCCTTATCAAAACTTTAGTCGTATAGCGAAACTATGGTCATGCCATCTTGAAAAAGACATATCTGTGTATGATGTTGGTGTCTTGTTTATGTTAGCTAAAATAGCTAGATCAAAGGAAGATATGCACCACGAAGATACTTGGATTGATATTGCAGGTTACGCAGGAGCTACAGCCGAAGCTATAGACGATTCTACCACTTAACCTTGTCAGCCCAATAGGCTGCTGACATCTTGCCCTTAGCTATGTTTTTAGCGTGTCTTGCCTTGAAACTCTTACGTTTCATCTTCATACGCCTTGATTCGCCTGCTTTTGGCTTGCCTGCTGTACCACTGACTGTACCCACTTTCTTACCTTGCTGACCAAACCGTATAGTCTTGATCTTGTCTCCCTCTTTAGCCACAACAATGTGTGACTTCTTTGGATGACTAGGTGTTCTCTTAGGCTTGTTATATCCTGTTACACCTGCTCTGGCTAATCGTGGGTCTTTCTTCTTAGTCGTCATCGTCCTCTATCATCTCCAAGGCTTTTGCAGTGGTTTCCTTGTTACGTCTTGTCCAACCTTTACCAAATGTATCAAATGTTTTCAAAGATTCATAGAAGTCTTGTCGTATCTTGCCAAACTCCTCTATGACATACTGTGTATTCTGTGTGCCTATCAATGCCAATGTCTTCGGTCCTATGGCTCCATCTTGTGCTGCACCACATATCTTTTGTATAGCTTTGGCTGCTCTGCCAGTGCCACTATTCACAGCCCAATCAAAGACTGCCCAGTCTACACCTGATTCTAGGTCATCACATTTACAGCGATCCCAGTATTCTTTCTTGTATATAGGAGCAACATCCTCAACCGTGAGGTCTTTCATGTCCTTCGTACCACCCCATTTTTCATATACTCTTTTGGTAACTCCTAAATTAGTTTCACCACCAGGGTCTTTAGGATGATTTACATAGCCTCCCTCGTGATGAAGCAGCATTTTAAGGCATTCATCAAAATTATCTTTCATCGTCTTCCTCCTTTACATTTGATTTCTTGCGAACAAAATCTATCCATTCCTTGTGCATATCATAAAAGTATTGACAGTATTTACAACGTAAACTTCCATCTACGTTCTCCATGTCATGACCACAAATTTCACAGCTAGTTGACGAGTTCTGATTCATTCAGTTCTTTGAAGAACTCTTTATCTTTGGGAAGAAACACTTCCACATAGCAGTCACAGCTTGGGCAAGAAAGGTTTGTAACCATTGAGAAGTCATCACTATCTTCGATATCATGATCACCACCCCATATTAAGTCTGTGTCACAATGCCAACATTTCATTTTGTTAATCCTTTCTGCTTTTCATATGTACGGAGTCCACCAATCCCAAGCATACCACCTAAAACTGTAAGCAATGTACTCATGTCAAACTCTGGTAAATCAGGTATATCCACACCTGCGAAGGCACAGACAAACATAATTATGTCCTTTAGGAGAAAATGGTATAGGAACGCAATCGCACAGACCCACCCAACTGCAGGTCTCCAACCACCCTTAAACAATGACCCTGACTGTGCTTCAGCCTTGTTAACCTCTATCTGGGCAAGACTTAGTTCCTGAGCGTGTTTCTGGCTCATAGTGGCTATCTCATGGGCGAGAGCTGCCTTTTGATCCTTGTCTTCAATAAACTTATCTAGCAACCCTGTGACAGGTGCTATCAGACTTTGTATAACTGTCATCTATATTTCCTTGTTTTCTTAGCTATCCTCTTGGGTTGCTTGACAAACTGTTTACCTGCCTTTGTACCCTTACGTTTAGCTCGTGTTGTAGCTGCATATTCCTGTGGAGATAGTGCCTTTATAGCTTTCTCAGGTAAATAGCGTTCACCTGTCTTAGAACTAGGCTTACCACTCTTTGTACGCCATTTTTGTTTAGACCAGTTCTTAAGACTTTTTTGTGACTTTTTTAGTGGCATCTTTTTTAGGTCTTCCTCGTTTTGGTTTTGTGTTTGGCTCTGATGTCTTCTTTGGCTTTTTTTGCGATTTGGGCTTGCTTGTTTTTACCTGCAACTTTGGCTCTTTGTTCGAGGACGGTGAGGATTTGGATTTTCCTAGCAAACGGCTTATTAATTCTTTTAACCTTACGAGCAGTTGCTTGGGCATCTGCCACAGTGGCAAATTTAATAGAGACTGTATCTTTGGGGTTTTCATCGGTATATAACCTCCTTCCAGAACCTTTCGGTTTCTTTCCTGTTCCTGTTTTAGGGTCTTTAGCGATAGCCACCACCCTTTTTCTTGTACTCAGATGCTAGTAACTGTGCCTTTCGTGCTGACCATTGACCTGGTTTGCCCCCCTTAGAACCTGCCTTGATCTTGTTAAATAAACGCTTTCTCATCTCTGGCTTGGTGTAGTTTCCTGCCTCATTAACACGAGACTTTGTTTTACCACCTTTCTTCAGCTTTATAGCTGACAAGGCTTTAGCCTGACCTGCGTGAGCTTTGCTTGCCTTGGTTAGCTTACTTGCTACTTTTTTAATTACTTTCTTAGCTCTTTCCGTCATCTTTAGCTCCTCTTTTTGCAAGCTGATTAAACCCTATGAAACTCGCCAAAACGCCCATGTTAGATAATACCCAAATTTCAGCGATACCTGAGAGGTGTGAAATTCTATCAACAGGAACTAATGGTGTCATCAACACAACTATAAAAGCCGTAACAGTTAATGCTGAAAACCAAACAAGGTGTCTTTGTTGATCCTCTTTCTTGTCTCTATTTTCCAAAAGAACCATACGCTCACGCATAGCCATCTCTTGATCTGTAACCACGCCATCACCGTTTGCGTCAGCTTTTTCCCACACGGAGCCTTTTTCTAGTTTCTTTTGTTTCATGTCTGTCTACCAAAAAACTGTGTCTGTTCCTCGTTGTCTTTATCAAAATAATACCAACAACAATTATCTTTGCCAGTGTTTTTACTTCCTTTAATCCACTCCACTCTACCAACACTTACGATCTTTTTCAACATATCACGGTAATGTGTGCTTTGTTTCGTGTGCATCCAGTCGGCATCAAACAGCAACCATGTAGGTTTTATTGATGTGCAGTGATAAATAAGTCTGTGCAGTATATCACGGCTCCACGGTGGATTTGTTATGATTACGTCTGATGTTTCTATGTCTTTGGGGAGAAGATTAAATATATTCTTTTCGTGTATGCCATCATCCTTTGGCTCTATATCACAGGCATAGTTGCACCTAATATAGTCAATATCAAACAGGTTATTTGTAAGATATTCTATATGACGTATCAGAGAGCCATCGCCTGCACATGGTTCAGCAAATGTCTTAACGTAGCCAAGTATGTGAGGAATAAGAGGATGCACAGCCTCTAGTGGAGTCGGATAATAGTCTTTCTCTACACGTTCAAAGTTACTTCTTTTGCCCATTTTATGGTAGTGTTATAGTTACCGACCCTAGTCCTGTCGTTCCCAAACTGCCTCTTGGATGTGGTCTATCTACTCTACTTATTTTCACAAAACCATCATGGTCAAACAATGACCCCACTTCTAGGTTATCGTCATGTGCCTGTAGATTAGTTAAGACTAGACCTGTGTTTCTGCCCTCTCCCCCTGCGTTTTGCTGCTCTGTATATATCGCAAAGGCTCTTACGATTTGTGTTATATAGTTTGCATCATACTCGTTTGGAGCCGATGGAAAGAATGGTATGGGTACTTTTGTGGACATTATCGCCTACCATCCTGCCTCAGATCAACTCTAGTGGTTCCTAAACGCCATGAAACGCCTGTTGCTGTACTTTCTAGCCTAAGAGCAAAAGAACGCCCTCTGAGGCGTATATCAGCCTTCTCAGTGAATAACTCTATAGGAGTGCTTGCCGACTGTATAACAGAGCTTGTATCTGTCTGATTGTATGTAGTGCCAGGGAATCTTCTTGCCTTTAACGTCAAGTTTACTTGTGGTGTTTCATTTGTACTCTCTCTAAAGGTTATGTCTGGTATAACCCTACTTGCAAAGAAAAACTTATCTCCATCTCCTATAGTAACCTGACTTGATTCTATAAACGATGTAATGCCTGATGCAGGTGACTGCGATCCATCATCTAAACCAAACTCTTGATAGTATAGATAGTTATCTGTTGAGGCTGCTATGGGATACAACAACACACCTCTGTCTACCCACGCTGTTCTTGCCAGAGTGCCATAATACCAGATGTTTTGTTCGTAGTTGTATACTACATACCTGTCGTTAGCTGTTGCACTTGATGATGGATAGAACCACCATACCTCAGAGTATGCACTGTTCTGACCTGCCACAATCTTAGTATCTTGATCTCTGTTTAAATCACTAAACACAAAGTCTTGCACAGGACATACAAGCTTTTGTGTTCGACCATTATAAACATAGAACTCTCTGTATCCCATCCAGTATACAGATTCCTCTACAGCCACGGCAGCGTTCTCAGATATTATTGTGGTGTTTCTACCAACCTCTGTAATACCGAATGTAAACGGAGGTCCGATAAACTGTAATGCGTGTACTGATACATCCGTAATAACAAGTGTCTGTTGCTTTGTCTGTACGGCTGTAACAATCTCTGACCCTGTACCAATACGCAACTCTCCTGCTGTGTTTGTAGGAAGGGCATTCCATTCTGTAAGACTTTCCTGTGATGCAAAACGAATCAATAGTGGGTCTTGTGTACCACTTGCTGTCTCACTATCACAACCAAAGGCTAGAACGTGTCTGTCTCTTTCAGAAACTATTACCTTTTTGGCTATTGTTGGTGCATTGGTAGACCCTGCTAATGTTGAAATCTCTACGGCTCTTGATGATGTACCACCTGATTTATCCCAGTAATATATCGCACCATCTCTAACGTTCATAACTAGGTCTTCACCAAAGTTATCGTGTGACCAATGACGCAACAAAGCTCCTGCTACGTTTGTTGTAGCAGGCATACCCCAACCACCTAGTGCCTCTGTGACTGTAGCATTATCAGCATGAGAGGCTGACGTTGTTCCAAACAATCCTCTAAGTAGACCTGTAAATGTCGTAGATGTTTTTCCTGTGTACTGGATTATCTCACTACCTATTAGCAAGTATCCTGTTGTTTCAAAGTTAGCTGACGAATCCACTGTTACACTAGTAGCTAAAGCTGTAAGACCACTTCCATCGTTTATTGCTGTAGTTGCTGCTGATCCAGATATACCACCCCATATACCTGCACCCCAACCTGTGCCGTATGAGTTGTCGTCTAGTCCTACATTGATCTGATACGCTCCTACTGTCGAACTGCCACCATTGCCTGTGTCTGAGCCATTTGCCACCACGCCATTGCCACTAGTATCTTTTGCATTTATTGTGTAGGTGTTTGACGCTGTAACAGATGATATTTGATATTCTTGATTTAAAACATCTGCTGTTATGTTACCACCTAATCCTGCTGCATTCGTAAAAGTAACAAAGTCATTAAGGTTTGCCCCATGATCTGTGTCTGTCACTTGTATAGTTCCACTTCCATTTGTTGCAGAGAAAGTGACATCACCACCACCTGTAGTAAGTCTAAGAGGTGTTATGTCGTAGTAAGTACCACCTGCGTTAAGATAGTACTTTTGACTTGTGCCTATGCCTATAAAGTTTGTGTTATCTAATGCTGTCCATGTGTGCAAAGCACGACAGGTTCCTACAAACTGACTATCAGAATACTTTGTCCAACCACCTATCTTCTCAGGCAGTCCATTTCTAAAACGTACTTTGTCTCCATCAAACCATCCACCTTCGTTAGTGTATGATGTAGAGTCTCTATTTATACCTGCTCTGAATTGTAATTTTTGTAATGGCATATTAACCTGGTCTTAGTTGCACAGCTACATAAGTAAATGAGTTTCCAGAAATAGTTGCACCTGCTGGCAGTAAAGTAGCAAAGACATCATAAGTGCCTCCATCACCATCTCTCATACTTAAAGTATGTGCTTGCCCACCGACAGTAACTGTAAAATCGCCACCACCAGTGCTTACTGTTCTACCAGAAATAAACGTGGGATATGTGCTTGCCGTAAAACTCGTTGTTGTGCTTGAGGATATTGCTGAAGACGTATTGTTTAAAAAACTGTTTTTTAGAGACACTGTGCCAGAGCCTGTTATTGTGCCACCAGTTAAGCCACTACCTGTTGCTACTGATGTCACAGTGCCATCTCTAGCTGAGTTTATTTGTGACGTTGTTCGTGTTACACCATCTAATTTATTTATCTCAGCAGCACTAGCTGTAACCAAAGTGCCATCTAGCTTTAGTCCGTTAGAACTTAAATCATGTGACTTAATATCAACAGAGGTTGATCCATCGGCAAACACAACATCACCTGTGACTAGCATAGTGTTATTGCCATCCTCATCATACTCTATGCTTACGTCTTTGTCGGTTCCAAAGAATAACTTTTTGTCATCAGCTATGGTTACATCACCACCTGATATTAAAAGACTGTCTGTACCGTCTTCATCGTATTCAACACTTATGTCTTGGTCAGAACCGAACTTAATCTTTTTATCGTCAGCTATGTATATATCTCCAAACTCAGCCGATGCAGAGCCTATATCTGCTCCACCAGATGTATCAGGCAATATAGATGTGCCTGCCGTTATTGTTGTGAATGATGCTGCCACTCCAGACTTCAAAGGAAACAAAGCTGACAAGTCTGTTACTGCTGCCCCTGATCCTGCACCATCTGCAAATATTATAGCTGCCTCACCTGCTGCTATGCTTACGTTAGCACCAGAGCCTTGCGTAAATGTAGCCGTCTGACTTGTTCCATTTTGTACAAAGTATAACTTGTCTGCATCGTTAGGACTTATTGTTATTGTGTTTGTTCCAGAAGGTGATCCTCCTAAAACCAAAACCTTAAACATACCATCGGATAAACTTCCGTCTGATGTTGTCAATGTGTGTGTTGTTCCAGAAAGTGTTATGGCTCCAACTCCGTTGGTTAGCCTATCTATAATATCAAAGTTGTTATTTGTGGTGGTTCCCCAAGCTCCTGCCTTTTCACCAAGACCGATCTTTTCTATACCACCGTTATCTGTATATGTACTTGGCATTGCTTCTCCTTAAATCTTATTTAACCTTTATAATCTATTGTATAACATCTGTCCATGTTTGAGATGCTCCTGTATTTATCTCTGTCCATGTCTGTGAAGCACCTGTTGTTATGTTTGTATAGGTGTTTCCTACGTCTGGAATAATTAATCCCCACACTGTTTCGTTTCCTAGCTCACCTATAGCTGATAATCCTGTGATTGATACGTTGGCTGTTCCTGTAACACTAGACAATGATCCTAGAACCATTGTGGCTGATACGCCTAGGGGATTGGCTGCACCTACTGCTGTAATACCAACACTACCTAAAGCTGATGTTCCTACCTGTCCTGATACTGGTACAAAAGCACCTGGCAGTTCGGCAATAGAGACTTCTGATATAGCATTAAAGCCAAGCATTAGTCAGCGTCCTTGATGGTCAGTGTGCCTTCCTTTACTTGTTTTAGTATTTCTGCATAATGTCTGTTATCAGGGTCTAGTGGAACAGACATTGTTTGTCCGTCAATAGTTGCACTTATAGACACATTAGTTCCAGTCATATCAGCATAATATTTGGCAGATGTAATATTCATATTATTCATAATTATAGCTCCGCATCAAATGCAAACCTTGCAGCATCAACAAGAGATAATATTCTTCCCCCATGACCAGCAGTGCCACTTACGCCACCTAAAACGTCAATTGAAGTTCCTTTTGTACTAGCATTAGCTACAACACTACTTACCAAGCTCACATCGTCATAAGTTCCGTTTCTCCATATTCTATAATAATCAGTGCCAGTTACAAAAGAACCAGTTGGATTTGCTCTCATTGTGACTGGAAAATCAAGATGTGCTATAAAAAGAGTAGTATTATAATAAGCACCAGTCCCCATATTTTGCCCTGCACCATCAACCCATTGATAAAAATACCTCTGACACTTAGCCAACGTCCTCTCAAAAGGCTCATGCTCAAAACTCGTTGCGTTTTGCCCTACTTCTAACTGACAGCCAGTCAAAAACCATTCATTATCAGTACTACTCATAATATTGACATTACTTGAACTTACTTTGTTTGCTGCTGTTTCACTTTGCCAAGAACCTGTTCCAAGAGTACCACTCGTGTAAGCAGAACCTGCTGCTAACCACCATGATATTTCTAGTCCTGCTCCAGTGTCATCATTAAAACCAGATGCTGTGTCACCTTGTATAGTTATCTTTTTTTGTTCCCATGTGTTAGCTGAGTCTATTGTGTAAGTAGCAGATTGGTGTTTACTAGCATCACTATTGTAGAACAATACTGTATATGTTCCTGTTACATTGCTTTTAACATAAAACGAAAGAGTTATGGGTTTCGCTTCAGATGTTCCATATTGCAAAATTTGACAGTTTTGTGCTTCAATTATTTGATGGGGAAAGACTCTTTGAGCAGAACTTAGAGATGTATCTGCTGTGGTAACATCTAACTTGTAGCTATTAGCTAAACCAGAGCCAGTTGGAACAGAGCTATCTTGTGTTATTGTTACTGCTCCGTCTGTAGTTTCGCTTATATTCCATCTATCCAAAGTATATGAAGTTGCTGTCGTATGACTTGTTCCCCTTTGAGAAATTGCCATTGAGCCATTGATTAACAAATTTTTGTTTACGCCACCACCCCCTGCGTTGATGTTGCCTATAAGATTTGCTAAGTCTGCTGCTTTGCTCATGGTGTTATCCTAATAAATAAATGTATCCATATTCGTGATATCCACCACCATAGTTTGTTCTATCTGCACCAGAGGATTGTGTAAAGTGTATAGTGCTGTTTGCTGTTGCTTTGAACATATGTGATGTGCTAATTGTTCCAACCCCAGTTGGAACATGTCCTGCTGATATTATTTGTGCTGACCCACCAGAAAGAGTAAGGTGCATATTTAATCTATAACTATTAACAGCATTACTATATACTTGAAAATATGCTACATAAAGTCCAGTTATTGGGAGTGTAAGTTTTCCTGTTGCTGAGTTATAAGTTATGTCATTGATAGATACTCCAAAAGTTGAGTATGATGCTTCATCAGTTACCCAAGCAGGATTTCCATCATTTGTTGCTCCTAAAGTTTCACTATTACCTATTGTATAGTTACCTTGTGAGGGATTTCCTTGAAAAGAAATGTGAGGTCTTGAGGGGTAAAGAATACGTCCACTACTGTCGATAGTTTGAGCCGTATTGCTATTCGTTGCGTCTTGTATGGTATTTACTTTAAGTATTGATGCCATTGGTTATCCTATTAAACGTCCAGAAAAATGTGCTAGCCTTTGGTTAAGGTAAAAGTCTGAACCACTAGAAACATAATAAGTATGAGGCTGAACGTAATCATTAACTGCAAGACTCATTCTATAAACAAAACTAGTATTATAATGAGCATTATCACCATCTCCTTCTCCACCATACGCAAGACCCCTAACGCTAACATTGCTTCCGTTCTTAAAAAGTGTTATCTCTCCATAACCTGAGTTTGTATTCAATTTTCGAAAAAGACATTGGACATTAAACTCATAAATTCCTGCAACTGGTGCTGTGAATCTTCCTGTTGAAGTGTTGTAATGATTTCCATTATTTAAATCTGTTAAATTAAAAACAATAGCTGTGTTGTTTCCTGATACACTGGTAGTATTAGAATACGCCCAAAAAACAGGTATTGCAGGGGTAAGAATTTTTTGTGAAACAGTTGTATTTCCACTACTATCTATCGTCAAGGCAGTTGTTCCACCAGAATGTTTTATTGTATCTACATGAAGTTCACTTGCCATTATCCTGCTATCTCCTGCACTTTAATAGTGCTGTAATAATAACTTCCTTGATTTACCCTTGCAATTGGAGTGTTTCCACTTGCGTAAACTCTTGCTTGTAATTTAATTGTTTTTGCGTTTGTGTTCGTTGCAGACATCTCTGTTTCAAAAGAATAAGGGGCATACAAATCTGTAAAATCACCAGAATTTACTCTTACATAAAAATTATAACCTTGTGTTGGAACACCAGTAACATTTGAGCCATCCATCAACAGTTTCAATGACCCTCCAGTTCCTGTTGAAGTAGCCCTTTGAGCATTGAAAGATACATCAAATCTCAAGTGCAACTTACTTGTCGAAAATCTTGGAGTAAAGGTAAAAGAAGAACCCCCTATATCAGTGAATGTTTCTGAAGTTACTGTAGTTTCTGTATTCCATTGATGAAGTTTTGATTGAACAACAAAACCACTAGGCATCTGAATAGTTCCAGATGTAGTCTTACCCTCAATCTTATCTACTAATAATCTACTGGTCATACTATTGTATACACTCCGTTGACTGTGATTGTAGCATTAGTAACTGTTATAGGTCCTGCTGACAATCCGTTTGTACCACTGGGTATTGTTATATCTGCCGTGATACTGTTGCCGTTGGTTCGTATTATACTGTCGTTTCCAAGAAAAGGATAGCGTGTATCTGATTCTGCTTTGGTGTAGCTGTTGGCTATTGTAAACGCATCATACACTATAATCTCTACCACATCGTTTAATGATGCTCCTGTTACTAGCACAACGGTTGTGCCAGAAGTAGAGGTATAATCTGTTGCAGGTTTAAGCAAAACACCATTCTGATAGACATCTACATACTCACCATCGCTGTAGCTTAATACGTTTGCGTTGGCATCTGAACCACTAAAAGAGGTTTGACTTGCTGTGGCTTGGTAGATGAAGCGTGTTCTAACCCCTTGATTTGGTGCTTTTCCTATATAGGGCATTAGTTTTTAACCTTTGCCAGATGGTCAGCATATGCTTTTTTAACTTCATCTGTGTGAAAGTGTGCCACCATTGCTTTAACATCTGCACTTTCGTTTGAGCTATCGCTATCTGGTGTTATAAAATGCCTATGGTAAGAGCGTGATATTTCAACTCCATCTTCTTTAATTATTGTTGCTGTTCGCACTTGTATGTACTTAAAATCGCCTACAACTTCTATTTTATCTTGTACTATTTCTTTTGTTATTGCCATTTATCTCCTGCCTATGTAGTAAAATATGTTACGGATGCTCTAAAGTCACATGAACTATCTATATGAGAGTTCGTTACGGCACTTGTTCCATTTGCAGTTCCACTTGACAAACCATAAAGTGCGCCTTGCTGACTTGTCTGAGCAAAAATACTTACATAACTCATGCCTGTCGCAAAACTATTCCAATATGAAATAGACCCACTTGCTTCAACAGAAGTGGCTGCCATTAAATCTGCAACAGCAAAAGGAAAGTTAGTTATGGTAGCAGCTCCAGAGCCACTATTTGTATTTGTAACTCCAATATAGATATTCACAGCAACCATTCTTCCAACTTTAGTATAATTTCCATCTGAAAGAACAGTACACGCAGTACCACCAAGAGTAAGACCTGGCGTCCATGTTCCTTCCTCATAGTCATCAAGTAATTCAGAAGTCATGCCACTTAGGTCACTTGTAGGAGAAAAGTCAATACCATGACCACTAGCTAACGTCACATTTCCATCTGTAAGCGTCAGACCATTTGCTATGGTAAGGGACGTACTAGATAATGTTAGTCCCTCTGCTCCTGCTCCTCTAACTTTAGTTAATGCCACTTCTTACTCCTAGCTTGGTTTAGTTGGAAACTTTACACTACTCATGTCTAATGTACCATCACTCGCTAACTTTGGATCAGAGTTTGCAGGTAAGTCTCTCAAGGCTTGTCTATAGGTTTTCATGGCACTCGACATGGTTACATCGCTATTACCCATCCAATCTGTTTCTGCCAATAATCTGTTTCGTTCCTCACGAAGCAATCGCATTGGCTCACGGCTTTGCAGTAACGTCTTTTCACCTGCTACCTGTGCATATGTTACACCCCAGTCCTTTGGGTCTGCACTTTCGATTGCTGAACCATTTTTATCTGCTCCTATAACCTTACGAAACATCTGGTTAAACTCTTCTTCATTTGTAGGCTCTCCTCTAAGAACCCATTCATCTATTCCTAAACTTGTTAATGCTTGTGCTATTGTTGTCATTGTTTTATCTCCATAGCTGTTATTATATGTTTAGTGCTTGTATACCATAATTGATGAATTGTACCTGCTTGAGCAGACTCACCATTGGCTTTTACGAACTGCGTTTTAAACGTAAGTTGATTTGTATTTGAACATTGAAAAAATCCATGCCCTGCAACAGTAATTCCTGCATTGCTTAGAGCAGATAATCCAGAGTAACCAAGATAATCAAAACGGAATACTTCTGTTGAAGAACCATTTTCAATACATCTATAATCTATTCTTGCGTTTGTCTGTTGTCCTATACCAATACAACAGTTTACTATTACTTGGATTTTACTTGTAGCAAATTTAGGAGTTATGTTAACTGACAAGCCTTGGTCTGTAAAAGACGTTGCACTTGAAGTATAGCTTGTATCACCATCTGTAGTTGCAGTTTGCATTTGTATAATCATACCTGCTGGCATAGCCACAGTTCCTGCTGTTGTCTTACCCTGAATGGTGTCTACTGATAGTGTACTCATTGGGAAATCTCCATTAGAGTTATTGAAGAACCTCCATTGTTATTGATGTTGACAGAGCAATTTGAATTTAGTGATTTTATATGAACAGTGTATGTTGTCGCACTTGTAGTGTTTGGACTGTCTAAAACTTTCAATATTGCTCCAGTTGCTACATTATCTGTGTTTCCAGTTCCTGCTAGTTCTCTTGTTCCATGATCTATAAACTGACCAATAGCTGTGCTTCCTCTGTGTATTTGTGCTACAACATGATTACCATTTGCTGTTCCAGTGCTTTGTCTCAACTGAGTTTGGCAAATAACAAGAATTTTACTTGTGGTAGATTGGGGTGTAATCGTTGCTGTTACACTGGTTGAAACAAAGGATGTGGATGATGAAGCAGTGTTTGTATCATTTTCAGCATTTACAACCTGCACCACATACCTATTTGTACCTGCTGTCTGTCCTCGTATGTTGTCTACTCTTAATGTACTCATTGTTTATCCTACTAAAAACCCACCACAATGAGACTCTTGTTGCAAAATTATCGAGCTGTCGGTATGGTGTCCACCCAAAAATTTTATAGTATCATTTGTAGCACATTGTAAAAGACCACTCGCCTGTATGGTGTGATAATTTGTTGACATACCAGTCCCAACAATACTATGTAGAACATTTACTAAATCAGTGTAAGAAGTAGCTCCAGTTTTGTCATTATGTATAATAGCTCGTGAATAAGATCCAGAAGCAACATCATCAAATCGTGCATTTAAGAAAAAAAAGTATATTCCTCCTAATGGCACAGTATAGAATCCTGTGCTTGTATTGTATCCACTTCCTACATCAAAATCTACGGCATTCATTATAAGTGTTTGCGTATCACTTCCTCCACCTAAAGAAAGATTGTTAATTCTTCTTGCTCTAAATGTAGGTCTTGCAGGAGTTAAAACTCTACCAGAGCTATCAATAGTTTGAGCCGTAGTGCCATTCGTATGTTTTATATTCTGTACTAGAAGGTTGCTCATATGATTGCTAGGTTGCCCCCTGAGTTTACTGTGATGGTTACACCAGAAGATACTGTCAAAGGTCCTGTGGCTGTAGCATTCTCTGTTGCTTCTATTGTTGTATCCACATCTACAGTC